TGGACCCATAACAAAGACTTTCTATCAGACTTCTTTATGCTGATGCACATAGCAGAATCGTCACTGCCTTGTATCACTGAACTCACATTGTCTATGCCTAGTTCACTCAAATGGATAGTGCAATTAACTTCTACTGACTCATTTATTCCTCCATGAATGACAGTGCTAGTGAGGTGAGGCAGACCCTGGAACATACCATCTTCAATTTTAATCAAATTGGTAGATTTCTTTACAAATGGATCAGAACCTTCCCAGAAGGACTTCCCAAGTCTCTTAAAGGTAGGGTTGGATGATACAGTATTTCGAGATCCTTCAAGTATATCCACCAAGTCCTCAGGTATTGCAATTCTCTTTTCCGTCCATAGCCAGAAGAACAGATACATAAGATAAGGTATGTCAGTTCCCTTTGTTATTCTTGACATGACAAAGAAAAATTTACTCACATGGTGTCTTTGACACCACTTAGATGCATCTGCAGACTTACATAAAGTGATGTGTTCACCCAAAACAGCAGTTGCCTTCCTCTCGTGAGTTGTCATGAACCTGTCCTTTAGTCCTGGATCGCCAATGCTATCTGACGGCATGAAGGTAGCTGTAGTTCTTGAAACAGATTCCACTGCAAAATGGATGATTCTTGCTTTTATTTCAATCACATGAATCTCCCTGTCTCCCCCATGTTGATCTTTGGGGAAAAGATCACTATAAACCCAGCCTCTTTGGTGCAGTACCTCACAGCAGTAGACGAGCAGCTTTGGGTAAGTGGGTTCTCTGTCGCCTGTTACTTTCATGTATTCCTGAATCAATCGACTCAATGCTGTTATGACTCTAGGTCTCTTTCCTAGTAGCTGAGGGTTGTCTTCTCTGATCTCCTTCACTCTCCTCTTACCCCTAGAGTTACTAGGATTTAAGTTTATTGTGACCTTCATGTGGTCCTTTGAGCTTGCCTTGAGGGTAGCAATATCTAAGAATGTCTTCCTTGCTAATGTTTCTTCAATCTTGTTGTGAAGTTGAGACCTGAAAGATGTTCCATACTTTGCTATCATCTTCTCAATCCAGAGATCTGTCAGACGTCTTGCTAGAGCATGATCCCAACAGTGACGCTTTGGTTCCTTGAGGAGTTGCCATATCATGACCCCAGGGTCCACAATGTTATCTTTGAACCAAAAGTGCTCTTTGCAGATCTTGGCTACTATCTTGAAACTGCGATCACCAGCTCTTCCTTTAGTTTTTGAAACAACATAACCAAAGTAGAAAGAGTCCACCAATTGCTCAATACTAACAGGCTGTTCATGGAAAATGCATCTCAACCGGAAATATACATACTCAGTTTGAATAGTCCCAGGTGAATTCAATTCTTCAAACCCGGGCTCTTCCTGAGTCTTCTTAGTTCTCATCTTCCTACGGTAAGGCTTCCTCTCTTGGTAATATCTCATGAGATTAATAGTCTTATTTAGGAAGTAAACAGTCAATCTTGATCTACACACCTCTGGAAGTCTTTCAACAAATTGCATTACATCTGCTTCGAAATGCTGCAGTGCTCTCATGTGTAGGTATCTATTGGCTGTTATCAGTTCTTCTAAATCCACCTTGTTATTTAGATAAATGAGTAATAGAGAATTAGCTGTAGTCCAGAGCTCAGAGGGAGGATAAATGCCTTCTGTATAGATTGGGACTCGGAAATGTTTTAGTAAGTAGCATAGAATCCCTTTAATGTAAGGTCCTGCCTTAACAAGATGTTCTAGTGCCACCTCAGTATATGATGACCAGTCACTTATATAATAATTTTGAGTTTCCCATAATGTGGGTCCTAGACGACCCTTATCTAGTATTTTAGAATGCTGTTTCTCAAAACCAAAGAAGCAATGAGTGTGAGTACCTGTAGCTTGGATGATCACAAATGCTGAGTAATTGGGGAACCACTTTAATGAAAATCTGTTGAATTTGTGAGGGATTTTGTATTCATAGGACACCTCAGTCAGAATGTCAGTGATGCTCTGTGCAAAACTTGTTATTACTGTCTGTGATGCCCACTGGTAAATGTCTAATGACTTTGATTTGCAATCAACCCTTCTCTTTGCTCTTGAAGTCATGGCAGTTGAGGGTGATCGGTAATCACCACGATAAGGTTTGCTGTCCTCATGTTCTCCTGATGTTAGGAATTGCTGTATGTCTTCAGTGTTGGTATCAGGATCGAATGACACCTTCGAATTGGCTTCCTTTTCAATCAACTCAGCCTCTGATGATAAAGATTTAGCTCTGATTCCTGATAGGGCAGCACTAAGTTGCTCTTCATCTGTCAAGGGGCAAGTGAATTCTGATACTCTTCTCATCTTGTGCTGTTCAGTTTGTGAGATCCCAGAGATTGCCTCAGATTTGCTCATTATTCTGACAGAGTGTTGTTCCCCTCTGGACTTGGCCTTCACATGTGCAGTTCCATTGGATGCAATCTTATATAATTCAGATGGGCAATTGATATTGGCTCCCAAGTTTGCAGATTCAGGTTTCATGTCTTTCCTGAACCTGCGAGAAATAACTACAGGGAAATTCACTACTCTTTTAAGATCTTTCTTTGTCCCAAATTCCCTCATCTTGTTGACGTAGTCTGATATGACAGAGTCAGGTGTTTGAGGTTTTATCCTCATTGACTTCTCTAAGGTCTTCCTCATGATTTCAGCAACATGGATGTCTTCCATTTCTGTGTTGTCTCTGTGAGACTCAGACATCAATTCTTTTTTAAAACCTCTACTTTCCTTTAATTCCAACTCAGAAATCTGTTTCAGAGCACTTCTTAGTTCCTTCACAGCATACTGGGCATCAGAATCCAGATTCAATCTCATCCCTGTGAGTTGACAAATTTGATTCTCAATGTCGATTCCTAGTCTACATCTCTCACATAGATCCTCTACAGTGTTGTCATCAATCTCCCCATTGAACAAGATCCTATCTGTTGACACTATCAGGATGAAGTACTTGACATTATGCTTCATCAGTCTGTCATAGTATGTTATCCTCTTGCTTAGCCATGAGGATTTCAAGCTTTTACTCTCATTACTAGCACTAGTTGCCAATTCAAGCACACTCCTTGACTGGGTGTCAATGCAATCAGGGGTTTGTGTGCTGTTGATTCCCAGCTTTGAGAGTGGTTCATCTGTATCTTCTGTCAATTCATTGGCAACAAAATCATGTCTTACTGCACCTACCTTCTGCCTCCACTCCTTTTCAGTTAAGCCCCCTTTTACTAGCCTCCTGACATTCTGATCAACTTGAATGATAATGTCCCCAGAAGGGAGTTCAACATCGACAACTGCGGTTCGAGTCCTTGGGTTGGCACTGAGGAATAGATCAGGCATGGTTATGTCTCCTTGAGTGTCTTGAATTTGTAAAATGTCTCTTAGGGAGAAGGGCCTTTGATGATTCAAGGGTATTAGTGTGGACTTACTCATGGTTAGAGGGAGAAAAGTTGGAGTAGGAATTTCTGTGTCTAGATTGAAGAAGTGATGGTTTAATAATTT